GCAGGATGCCAACGTGCTACCCGATTAAGCCAAGCGCCAAGCCGCTACCCCTCCACCCCTACGACATGGGGATGTGGATAGGGGACCCACACAGGGACAGGCGCACCCACGTAACCTCCAAGCTGATCGAGGCATACGGCAAGATACCAGACCACATTCCCGAAGAATATTTGTTTGGATCCTTTGAGCAACGACTGGCTATACTCCGGGGGGTATGTGCCTCACGGCCAAAATGCCACAGCCGCATCTCGGCAAAGTTCAGGTTCAACATCAAGGACCTTAGGCTGTTCAGGTCAATCCACAACCTGACAGAGTCCCTAGGCATACGCACAGAGATAGCACAACACCAACACCAGTACCACATGGTGTTTAGGACCAACCTCAAACTGGTCGAAGACCAGACCCCTGTGCGTAGACCCCAGTACGAAGAGATGCGCAGGATTACCCACGTTACCAAAGTGGACATTAGGCCCTGCATGCACATCAAGACTGCGGACCCCAACAACACGTTTCTAGTTAGCGAAGGGTACCTGACAGTATGCCTATGAACACCTACTACGAGCAAAACCGGGACAAGGTACTAGCGTACCAAAGGAAACGGCGTGCAGAAATGCCGGCCGAAAAAAAGGCCCGACTGTCTGAACAAAAACGCGCGGATAACTGGCAACGCAGGTACGGGCTAACACCCGAGCAAGTCTGGGCCATGGAAAAAGCACAGAATGGGTGTTGCGCAATATGCGCCAACAAGGTGGCACAATACCACATTGACCACTGCCACACAACCGGCAAGGTGAGGGGGCTACTGTGTGTTAACTGCAACAGGGGCCTCGGTGCGTTCCGTGACAACGTTCAAAACATGGAAAAAGCACTGGAGTACCTGCAAGCATGCCTATGAACGACACACAGCAAAAACTACTCAAGGCTTTTGCAGAACAGAACAAGGGATGGCCCAAGGAGCAACTGGACCTAGCCCTGTGGCGTGTGAGGTGGGAGCTAACGGCACTACCGCACCAACAAGAGCCAGAGGACGGGGAGTATGACACGTTCTTACTTTTGGCCGGTCGAGGTTCGGGCAAGACGCACACCGCGTCCAACTGGCTAGGACTAAGGGCGGCGATCTACGACAAGACCCGCTGGTTGGTAACAGCCCCAACATCAAACGACATTCGCGCAACGTGCTTCGAGGGTGACTCAGGCTTGCTGAACATCATACCCTCCTCGCTGATCAAGGACTACAACAAGTCACTGTTTGAACTCACACTCAAGAACGGGAGCATGATCCGCGGCATCCCGGCGTCTGAGCCAGAGCGCTTCCGGGGTACACAGTGGCACGGCATGTGGGCAGACGAGTTGTGTGCGTTCGAGTACATCGACGACGCGTACGACCAGATTCAGTTCACGTTGCGACTGACAGACCCGCGCATTGCTAGGGTACAGTCGATCATTACCACCACGCCCAAGCCGCTGGAACTAATCACAGACCTGAACGAGGGCAAGGTCGGCGGTGACGTGTACGTGTCAAGAGCCTCCAGCTACGACAACAGGTCAAACCTCTCCAGCACGTTCTTCAAACAACTTGAAGCCTACGAGGGCACAGACCTAGGACGTCAGGAGATTTACGGCGAGATCTTGGACCCAGAGAACGCGGGTATTGTCAAGCGTAAATGGTTTAAGAGTTGGGCCGCGCACAAACCAACACCGACCTTGGAGTACGTGCTGGTGTCGTACGACCCAGCCACCAGCGAAAAGACACACAACGACCCGACCGCGTGCATCGCGTTAGGTGTGTTCGAGCAAGACGACTTTGCGACAAGTTGCATTTTGCTGGACGCATGGGACAACCACCTATCGTACCCTGAGTTACGACGCAAGGTGATCGAGGACTACAAGGAAGTTGTGTACGGCGCGGACAACACCTTTGCCAAGGGCAAGAAAACGGACCTGATTTTGATGGAAGATAAGTCCGCGGGTATCTCCCTCATTCAAGAACTACAGGCCGCGCACCTGCCGGTAAGGTCATACAACCCCGGAAGAGCCGACAAGGTGCAGAGGATGAACATTGTGGCGCCTCTGATTGCAAAAGGCCGGGTGTACGTGCCAGAGGACCCAGAAAATCCGGGTGAGGTGGCACCTTGGGCCAAGCGTTTCATCAGGCAGGTGTGTTCTTTCCCCGAAGCTAAAGGCCACGACGACTACGTTGACGCACTTTCACAGGCTCTGAGGGTCCTGCGCGACTCAGGTTGGCTTGAACTAGACCCATTGCCGGCGCGAGACTACGCACACGCGGATGATATTGCGCGAAACAGGGTCAATAACCCCTACGCCGCGTGATTTTCGGGCACAAACACCCTCATTTATGGGTGATTGGTTATAGGAGGCCCCTTGAATGCACAGTTCATCGCACGCAAAAGAGATCAGGCAGTGTGGTTGTCAGATGTGTCGCTATATCCGAGGACGAAGCGAGTCATATTCTGTCTGGGGCAAGGTTAGAGCAGGGTATCGGAGCATGTTGAAAGACATTGTTAAGGGCGGCGACCTTGAAAACTACAACAAAATTTTGAAAAACCGAGATTACGATGCTTAATCCAATTAAAACACCGACACAAATGATGTACGAACAAGCAGGCATCCCTCATTACGGTACCGGCGGTAAAACTGGCGTGGTTGAGCAGTTTGCAAGCCGAATTCAAGACGCAATTCGCAAATATACAAAAGCGGTGGGCAAACCACCGTCACCAGAAGAAGTAAAACAGCTAGAGGACCACATTCGGTCCCTTTCTCAGCCGACAGGCAACGCACCACAAACGATGGCGCGCACACAACAACAAACACCGTTCTCAAACCAGCTTGTTGACGCAACAGGCCGTCCATATCAAGCGGTAACAACACCAGAAGGCCGCACAATCACACCAGAGCGCGCCAAGGGTGTAGCAACACGCGAGTCAGTGGGTCCTTACCAAGATTTACCAAGCCAGTTTGGTATGTCACCCGCAAACATCAAGGCGCGTGCATACCCCAAGGGTCAGTTTCTAAACGCGTTCCCTGAAGACGAGTTCATGTCGATGGCCAACACGGGCCGCACAGGCAACCGCACATGGAACAAGTCATTCACACCCTCAACAGAAGAGTTGGCAACGCGCCAGCAGTTGGGTGAAGAGGCGATGGACCTGTCAGACGACGCAATGGGTGGTCTTGATGCCATTCGTATGACCGAGGGTGACATTCCGCAGATGACCAGCGCCAGCGAGCCGTTTGCCACACGCGCGGCGTCAATGGAAGCCCCCGGTCTGGACAAACTGACAGACGAGATGTTGTTGGGCAAGCACGGTGCCTTGGTGGACAAGGTGGTTGCGGACTTCAAAGCCCGCGGCATTGACCCAGACCAAGAAGACATTGTGAACGCGATCAACGCAATGATCAACCCCATGCGCCACAACTACACCGGCATGAACCCGATTGCCCAACGCCCTGTGCAGGGCCGTGGCCCCGCAACGGCAGAGATGCAATCATGGCGCGACGAGGCCCGCATGTCTGGTCTGCCAGAGACGGTGGTGACTAAGCACCCAGATGATTGGAAAGCACAACACCAGCGCGATTATTTGCTGGACACAGCCCCCGAGCAACGCGCACCGTTTGCGCAAGACTGGCAGATGCAAGAGTTGGAAGACAAGCGCCGCCGTGCGGTGCAGGGTAAAGCCGCAGGCGGCATGATGTACTCTCCACGCGACATGCAGGCCGAGATGATGGTCCGCGGTTACGCAGGCGGTGGTTACACACAAGAACAACAACCTTCAATGGAAGAATTAACAAGCTACATTCGTGAAGGTCGCAGTCAATTTCCAGATTCACTTACCGAAGTGATGATGCGCAACGCCGAAAAGGCACGAACAGAATATGAGGCGCGCGAGCCAAGAATGTCTGAGTACGAACCAACACCACGCGAACGTATTTCATCATTAGGAAGCGGCATGCTTGAAAAAGTAGGCATTCGTCGTCCTATTGCACGACGTGCGGCAGACACTATTGTTGGAGGCCCATCAAGCAACATCCCCGGAGGTTGGGGCGCAATGGACGTTGCCGCTTTTGCTAACCCCGCTGTTGCCATGATGCAAGCACCAATGTTTGCCGCTGAAGCAGGACAAAATTACCGACAAGGCAACTACGGCGGAGCGGCCATGAGCGCGCTAGGCGCACTGCCTCTCGTAGGACCAATTCGTAAAGCATACAAAGGCTTTAACCAATAATGCAACCAATCATTCCACTCCAAAAGGGCGGTAACCTGTCCGCGTTGTCGTACGCTGAAAACGAGACAACGAAAGAAGTAGACACGGACAAAGAAATCCAAGATTTGGCCGAGGCGCTTGACATCGACATTGACGATGTAGAGTCTGAGGTCATTGAGTTGGAAGATGGATCTGTTGTGGTAAACATGACAGAGGTGGAGAAGCCTTCACAGAACCCAGAGTTCTATGCCAACTTGGCCGAAGAGATGGACGAGTCCATCCTTGACGGTTTAGCGTCTGAGTACCTTGACCTGATTGAGGTGGACCGCGAGTCCCGCAAACAGCGTGACAAGCAGTATGAAGAGGGCATCCGCCGCACAGGTCTGGGCAACGACGCCCCCGGTGGCGCAACGTTCGACGGCGCGTCCAAGGTGGTTCACCCCATCATGGCAGAGGCTTGTGTGGACTTTGCGGCAAACGCCTGCAAAGAGTTGTTGCCGGCAGACGGATTGGTGCGCACGTACATCAAGGGCAAGGCTGACCAAACTCGTTTGGACACAGCACAACGTAAAGCCAACTTCCTGAACTGGCAGTTGACAGAGCAGGTTGAAGAGTACCGCGACGAGATGGAGCAGTTGTTTACACAGCTTCCCCTTGGCGGCTCACAGTATCTCAAATGGAGATGGGACAAGGACCTGAACCGCCCAGTGCCAGAGTGGGTTCCAATTGACAACGTGCTGTTGCCTTTTGCGTCTACAAATTTTTACTCAGCCGCGCGTGTTACAGAACAGCAAGACATCACCGAAGATATGTTCAAGCAACGTATCGAAGTTGGTGAGTACCGCGACATTGAGCTATACACCTCTGACCTGTTGCCTGAGAACCAGACACAGTCTAAAAAGGCCAACGACAAAATTGAAGGTCTAACAGAGCCAACGAAGAACGTAGACGGTTTGCGCCGCGTGTACGAAATTACCGCGTTCTTGCGTTTGGAAGACGACCCTCTGACAAAAGGCGCACGTGCGCCGTATGTTATGACGGTGGACGAGATTTCAAGCAAGGTGGTTGCACTGTACCGTAATTGGCAGTCTGGTGACCTGCGCATGCGCAAGCTGGATTGGATGGTCGAGTACAAGTTTATTCCATGGCGCGGCGCTTATGCGATTGGTATGCCACACCTGATTGGTGGCCTCTCAGCGGCACTGACTGGTTCATTGCGCGCGTTGATGGACTCAGCGCACGTGAACAACAGCCAGACAATGTTGAAGCTAAAAGGCGGACGCATTGGTGGACAGACAGACCGCATTGAACCAACTCAGGTCGTAGAGATCGAGGGTTCACCCGGCGTGGACGACGTGCGTAAGTTGGCCATGCCACTGCCGTTCAACCCACCGTCTTCTGTGCTGTACAACCTGTTAGGTTGGTTAACAGACGCGGCTAAAGGTGTTGTGAAGACCAGCGAAGGCCGTATTGCCGACGCGGGTAGCAACACACCAGTTGGCACAACACAGGCGTTGATCGAGCAGGGTTCTAAAGTATTCTCAAGCATTCACGCGCGACTGCACCGCAGTCAGGCTAAGAGCTTGCAGGTCTTGTCACGTATCAACCACTGGTACTTGGAAGACATGGACAACCAGTCCGGTGCCGAGATCGCGGTTGAGGACTTTGAAGACAACTCAGACGTCAGCCCGATCTCTGACCCTAACATCTTCAGCGAAACACAGCGCCTGACGCAGGCTCAACTGGTAATGCAGTTGGCAGACAAGGCGCCGCAGTTGTACAACGTGCGGGAAGCGCACATGCGCGTGATGAAGTTGATGAAGGTGCCTGACATTGAGAAGGTCATGCCTAACCCACAGGGCTCGGTTGAAAGCAACCCTGCACTGGAGAACGTTCAGATGACAATGGGCCACGCGGCGGCCGCGTTCCCAGACCAGAGCCACATTGACCACCTGAAGGTGCACTTGGCGTACATGATGGACCCTGCGTACGGCGGCAACCCACTCATTGGCCCCGGTGTGACGCCTTTGATGTTGGAGCACATCAAGCAACACCTGACACTGCACTACTTGCAGTCGATGCGCAACTACGTGTCACACGCCGCGGGTGGCAAAGACTCGTTCAAGTTGAACGAAGAGCGCAAGCTGGACCTAGCCGCCCAAGAGGCGCTGGCAATGGCCGCGCAGTTGGTCAACCAAGACGCGCAGAAGACATTCGAGGGCATCACGCCAATTATTCAGCAGTTGGTGCAACAGATGCAACAGGCCAAGCAGACCCAGATGCAGTCAGCGGCGATGGCAGACCCAACGTCTCAGGCACTCATCCAGACACAGATGGCCGAGACAAAGCGCAAGACAGAAGAGGCGCAGGCCAGATTCCAGTTGGAGCGCGAGAAGATGCAGGCCGAGATGGCAGACAAGGTGCGCGACATGCAGGCCAAGTTGGCAGAGATCCAAGCCAAGATGGGACTACAGCAACAGTTGGCCGATCAGGACAACGCGGCCAAGGTGGCTATTGCCGACATCAACAACTCTTCCAAAGAGCGTGTGGCAACGATCAACGCCGACCAAGCGTTGAGCGCGCAACAGGTTAAACAACAGCATTCACAAGAGATGACTGCGTTGGAAGCAGAAAGCCAAGCGTACGCAGACTTGCGTAAGCATGGGTTAGATCAAGCGCAAGCAGAAGAGCAACGTGCACACGATGCGGCGATGCAAGCGCAACAACAGTTGGCCCAAGCGGTCCAACAAGCACAACAACCAACAGGAGTATAAAAATGGCAACAGGCAATCAAGACATGGGTTTTCGCAAGAACTACAAGATCACCGGCAAACCCGGTTATGCAGGCGGCCCCGGCTCGCCAGTAGAAAAAGGTCCCTCTGGTTCAAAAATGGCGCCACCCGCACCCTTGTACCAAGTACCGCCCGTAAATAGTCGCGGTTTAAAGAAATAAGTTAGGGCGTAAGTACACACATTTGTGTGTACTTAGTTATAAGGAGGGTTTTTGATGAAAGACCCGTTATATGAATCGATCTTTAGGATCAAAGAAGCTGTTGAGTTTTTACAAAACGGCGTTTTGAGCGGGGTCGATAGCTGGGATAAATACAACCAGCTTGTAGGGAGAGGCCAAGGTCTGAAAGAGGCTTTGGATATTATCAACAGTGTCCTGCGAGAGGACGAGGAATCTGACAATGACAGAGAGTAAGTACCAAGTGGATGGTCGGAGTGAAGCCGACTGTTTTCCGGCAGTTGATCCGGGAATCAAGCTTAAAGGCAACCGAATCGTAGTCCAACTGCGAAAAGCCAAAGACGTTTCAAAAGGCGGCATCATTCTAGTAAGTGATACAAAGGCCACCGAAAAATGGAACGAGGTGATTGCAAAGGTGGTAGCAGTAGGCCCCTTGGCATACAGAGATCTTAGCACCCTTGAAACGTGGCCAGAAGGCCCGTGGGTACAACTGGGAGATCTTGTTCGTGTGATCAAGTACGGCGGTGACCGCTGGGCGGTACCACACGGCGACGGCGAGGTTGTGTTTATCATTTTGCAAGACCGCGAGGTTATTTGTGCAATTGATAATTTTGAAACCGCGAGGACTATGTTCCCCGCATTTGTTGAATAAAGGATTTCGTTATGAAATCAGTGCAAAAAGCAGAAATGCAAGCTGGCGAAGACATCGCCATTAAAGAGCGTGACGATGGCAGTGCGTTAGCCGCCATGGACGATCACGTAGACCCGTTTGAGGGCACAGAAGATAACACAGCATCGTCAAACGACGATGGTGACGATGACACAGAAAGCTTTGCCGAAGGCGGCAATGTTGAGGGTGACACCGAAGAAGACAGAGAGGCCCTTCGAGCCGCGCGTCGTGAAGAGCGACGCCTGAAGAAGGACCTGACGAAGCAACGCGAGGTAAGCGCAAAACATAAGATCAGTTCGCTGGAACGCCGCAACGAGACCCTTGAGCGCCGGTTGGCCCAAGTGGAAAACGCCGCAGTAGGATTCCAGTTCGCACAGATCGACCGCTTGTTGGAAGACGAGTCCACGCGCGTAGAGTACGCGAAGATGAAGGCAACGCAGGCCGCACAGGCGGGCAACGTAGCCGAGCAAATGGAGTACATGGAGCAATTCCACAACGCCAAGACAAAGTTGGCGCAGGTGCAAATGCTTAAACAGCGTCAGTTGGAAGAGGCTAAACAGCCCCGTAACAACGTGCCGAGCCCCGCGACTGAGGTGGTTCAGCAAAACGCTACTGAATGGTTACATTCAAACCGCTGGTATGACCCCAGTGGTAAAGACACAGACAGCCGCATTGCCAAGGTGATTGACAATGCGCTGGCAAGCGAAGGTTGGGATCCAGCCGACCCAGAGTACTGGGACGAGTTGGACAATCGATTGAAAGAACGTTTACCCCACCGGTACACGGGCAAAACAGGCGGAGACCGTAACCGCCGTAGCGGAACCTCAAGTGGTCGCACAGACGTGAGTGGTAGTGCTGTAAAGAACACCTTCACACTGAGCCGAGACCGCGTGCAGGCGCTCAAGGACGCAGGAATGTGGGATGACCCATCCAAGCGAGCTAAAGCGATCCGAAGCTACGCAGATTTTGACCGTAAGAACCGAGTAACGAAATAAGGGGTAAGACATGGCTAACAATCGAATTACACGAGATTTAGACGACCGCCTGCAAGGGCGTGTTGATGAACTGAAGGCGCGGAGTGAAATCTCCTCGCCTGATGAAGCAGTGAAGCGTGAAAGGCTGGAGGCTTTTCGGGACAAATGGTCCAACAACGCACTGCCGGACGTACCGGGTGGGTTAGTGCCCGGTATGCACCTCTGCTGGCTGTCAACGACAAACCAGTATGATTCAATCGACAAACGCATCGCGTTGGGTTATGAGCCAGTGAAAGCCGCCGAATTAGGAAAAGGCTTTGAACACTTAGGCAAAATGAGCTCGGGCAAGTTTGAAGGTTGTATATCTTGTAATGAGATGATCTTATTCAAGATCCCGGAAGACATTTATCAGGAAGTGGCAAAAATGCTTCACCACGATGATCCTTTGGAACACCAGCGCAACATCACGTCGCAGGTTCGTTCACAGGCTGAAGGTGGTAAAGGTGGACGCTCCATTCTGGAAGGTGGCCTCTTGGAGATGGAAAAAGATGCACACAGAGCCGCACATAACTTGCGGTTTAGTTAAACAACTTTAAGGAACCAATAAATGAGTGCAACTTACACTCCCTTTGGCCTGAAGCCCGTATATCATCCTAGCGGCATTATCCGTTCATTAAACTACACCGGCGTCTATGACGCGGCGGCAGTTTTTTACAGCGGTACTCCTGTCTCTTTTGATGAAGCTACGACTGCAGGCACATCTACTCTTATCGTCGCTACAGCGGCACCTACAGCAGGTCAGCGTTTAGCTGGTGTGTTTGGCGGTGTTGAGTATACAGACGCTTCTGGCCGCCGCACTGTCAGCAAATGGTTTGGTCCCGCTTTGGGCACCGCCACTGACGTCGTGATGTGGATTTTTATGGACCCCGAAATTGTGTATGAGATTCAAGCTAACGCTGGTGTCGCAAATACAAAAGTCGGTCAAGAATTCAACTTCTTGACACCATCCGCTGGTCAAATCATCGGCAATGGTGGTCTGGGTACTTCAACCGCAGGTTTGAACCCCGCCGATGTTGCCGTAGGCACACAAGCACAAATGCAAGTCACTGGTCTCGGCCGTGAAATCAACAACGCTTGGGGTGATAACGCAACTGTTGTGCAAGTCAAGCTCGCTAACGACGCGTTCGTTGCCGCTAACGTAGAATAACTAAAGAAAGGAAGTAGCACATGGCAACCCCAATGCGCAGTACGGACTTTAGAGCGGTAGTCGAACCTATCCTCAATGAAGTCTTTGATGGTGTATACCAACAACGTGATGACGAGTGGAAGGGTTTTGTAACCCAGATCACCGGCATTCCCCGCAACTATCACGAAGAAGTGATGCTGTTCGGTATGAACACAGCCCCTGAGATGCCTGACGGTACACCCGTTTCGTATGACCAAGGCGGTACTTTGTTCATTACCCGTTTCATCTATAAGATCTATGGTTTGGCATACGCCATGACCAAAGTCTTGATGGAAGACGGCGATCACATTCGTATCGGCTCGACTTTCTCGAAGCACTTGGCTCAGTCCATGATCGAGACAAAAGAGACTTTGTGTGCAAACTTGTTGAACTTTGCGTTCACTGCCGGCTATGTCGGTGGCGACGGTAAAACATTGATCGCAAATGACCACCCAATCTCCCAAGGTCGTTCTTTCAGCAACCAATTGTCTACAGCGGCTTCACTTTCACAGACATCTGTGGAACAGTTGCTGATCCAAATCCGCTCTGCGGTGGACAACAACGGTAAGCGTATTCGCCTGAAGGCGGAGCAACTCGTGGTACCTCCTGCTTTGGAATTCCAAGCAGAAGTTATCTTGAAGTCTGTCCTCCGTTCTGGTGGCGCTGACAACGATCTGAACCCTATCAAGTCTACTGGCATGTTGCCAAACGGCGCCCACGTGGTGACTCGTTTGTCCTCAAGCAAGGCTTGGTTCATTCAGACCGACGCTGAAAACGGTTTGATGTTGGTCATGCGTCGTCCTTTGGAGCGTAGCTCTGAGGGTGACTTCGAGACTGACAGCATGCGTTACAAGGCCTCTGAGCGTTATGCTACAGGTTGGCACGATCCCCGTAATATGTACGGCACGATCGGTTTGTAATCGCAGACCTAGCCGGGAGTAAAGACCCCGGCACCCTAAACGCCCTACCTGCAAAGGTAGGGCGTTTTTGTTTGTGGATATGGGTAATTCTATGTAAGAGCTATAATCAGCATCGACCCGTAAAGCTCACGGGCGGACGCCATAGAGACGATGCTGTAATCTTTCTATGGAAAGTACATAAAAATGTCAGTAACTTTTAACACCCCTATCCGCGTTTTTAAGCGCAACAACCCCACAAACGACGGCACAATTGCCCCTGATAACACAGGCGCGGTGCAGGTTGCTCAACAGGACTATATTGAGCCCATCACGGCAACCCGCCTTGCTGGTGTAATTCCTGTTTTTGCTGTCGGTACAACCACAGCGGCCCCCGCTGTAATCCCTGCTGGCGCAATCGTTAACCACATTTTCTTCATGCAAACTTCAGCGCCATCTGCGTTGACAGGCGGCGTGATTACCGTGGCTATTGCCGGCGTTGACGTGGGTACAATTACCCCCACAACCACTGGCGGTCGAATTGGTATCTCGTTTACATCCTCTGCCGCAGTGGCCACAGTGTTGAACAACGTCGGTTCTACCGACGCAACCGTCACGTTCACTGCAACAGCCATTACAGCCATTACAGGTACCTTGGCCGGCACGTTTGACATCCAGTACACATCGCGCAACCCTGACGGTTCTATCATCGCCTACGGTGCTGGTTTAACTAACTCCTAAGGACCGACATGCGTCAAGTAACAGTTGGAGCGGACGTCCTCGTCCCGGTCGATCAGTACATTGCACCGGTCAACGTTACTTACGTTGCCACCGGTTCTGGTACCGTTGAGATTTCTTACACTGACCCATTTCCATTGAACGCGCAAGGGTACCCTGTGCCTACAGCGCCGGTGATGACTTGGGTTGCGGCGCCAGCCAGCCCAATCGTGAACCAGCCCTTCCGGGCTATTCGCGTTACTGGCGGCACCAACCCTACACTCACAGTTATCCAAGCCGGAGTGCGATAATGGGTAACGCCTATTACGGCGGTATCTATTGTGACACGCGCGGGCAGTCTGTACTGTCCGTCGCGGTCTGCGATCGTTGTAATCGCAAAATGTCGTACACGCTTCTCAAATCGGATCCTAACTTTCCCGGTCTCATGGTATGCCCTGACGACTTGGATCAGTTCGACCCGTGGCGCCTTGCCGCCATTCAAACCGAGAACATAACCCTCAGGCACCCGCGGCCTGACGTTTCCGTCGCCATTCAGGGCAAAGGCGGACTTATTACTAACGCCCCCAACGTGGCTAATATCAACCAAGGCCCCAACATGCTTGGTGACGGTTTGGGTAACTCATTGACCCCCGCGACATACGCCAACACGTCTAGCACACCCACACCCGGCGACATTGAGGTATAACAAAAATGGCTGACATAAGCATACTCCAACTACCACCAGCAACGTACCTAAACGTCAACGACGTCACGGTTATTGTTCAAGATGGTGTTACAAAGAAAGCCGCTATTGCGCTATTCCAAGGCAGTACCACTTACACAGTGGCCACACTGCCTAGCGCAACCACCTCTGGGCTTGGTGCTAGGGCTTTTGTCACTAACGCGCTGTCCCCTACATTTGGGGCAACAGTTGCGGGTGGTGGTGCAGTAGCCACGCCGGTGTATTCGGATGGCACAAACTGGAAGGTTGGATAATGGACTCGCAAGACCTATTCAACGCGGCGATTACGCTGTCTGGTGCATTCGGGGGTTGGATCTTGAAAACGATCTGGGACGCCATAAAAGATCTCAAATCTGAGATAAAAGAATTAAACCGCGAAGTAAACCAAGACTTTGTGCGACGTGAAGACTTTAAAGACTCCATTGGTGAAATTAAAGAGATGTTGAATAAGATCTTTGACAAGTTAGACAACAAGGCGGACAAGTGAAATGGGTAGTTTTAGCACTAATCATTGTTTGTCTATTAGTTGGTGCTGAAGCTAAAGTTGGTTGCCACGTAAGAGAGTTTTGGTCGATTGCTTGGACAATCCACAACCCTTCAGAACGGCATCAACAGATGTCAATGTGGTTAACAAACAATGTGCGGTTTTGTAGAAGCCAAGATTTAACTGTCATTTGGAACAACCTGTCCGAGTGGGCGGGCACAGCAGATTCAGCAGAACTCAGAACTAAAGTCATTCATGGGTACAAAGAGGCACTTGAGCGAGAGAAAAAATGATCCAGCTACACAAATGGTATCCGTTTGTGTTTCCCAAAGAGTACGACGTCAGGGCAATTGCCGCCGAGACCCGTGCACAACGGCTGGAGTATGAGTACAAGCAGGCTCTGAAAGCCGAAAAGTTGAACGAGGCTGTTGAGGCGTATGCCCTTGAGTTGTACAACAAACGCGCACACCAAACAACTGTTGAATTAGAGATATTTTCTAACCAAAGACATTTTGACAAATACGTATGACAAAGAGACCAGTACGCAAACCCCAAGTGGAGACAAAGGAAAAGCTGACCCTGTGGGTCACGCTCATGGTAAGCACGACCCTGTGCATTTCGGTATTGGCCATGGTAACCAGCTTTATGCTCGGTCTGTGGGCCAAGGAAGTGGACAACGCCGAGATTTTCAAAATGATTTCACCCGCGTTTTCTACTCTAATCGGAGGCATGATTGGGTTCCTGAGTGGTATCAAGTTGATGCAGAACGAAGACAAAAAACCAAGCTGTAAGGATTAAGCATGTTAGATATTTTAAGCGGTGGCCTACTAGGCTCCATCTTCGGCGGTATCTTCCGCATGGCACCCGAGGTGCTCAAATGGTTGGATAAGAAGAACGAGCGTGAGCATGAACTCAATATGTTCAAGTTCCAGTGCGACTTGGAGGCCCAGCGCGGCCAACAGA